GTTTGCCCTTCCTGATCTTCAGAAAGTGAAGTTTGTAACCGTGGCCTGTAATGCCATGCGGTCAGCCATTGGGAATGAGCGGCGCAAGAGAGCCAAAGAACCCCAAACTGTCAGCCTGTATGACCCTATCCCAGGAACTGAAGATCTGTTGTATATCGACACGATAGCGGCCCCGGAAATTCTGTAAGAAGGTGATGTAATGGAAATCAAATACAATGTTCAGGCCCCGCCCAAGGGCAGTTTCAATGGCGGTGTTAAGAGCGAGGAAGTCAAAGCCATTGAAGATTTCTTGACCAGCGGCAACGCAAAGAATATGTGTTTCGAGTATGAAACCGATCAGGGAGCCAAAAACAAGTTGGCCACCATTTCCAGCCACAAGCGCAAGTGGAACCAGACGGCGGCGAAAAAGTATGATGCCTACCGTGTGAAGAACTGTATCTATATTGTCCGGCTGACCGGGAAGAAAGGATGATCAAAATGTTGAATATTGGAATGCTCGTGAAGGTGCTTCCCAATGCCGAGTATGGCGGCAAATATACCGGCTGTGTCGGTGTGGTTCGCAATTACTATTCCAGCAAGAAAAAGGCCGGTGTTGAGCTGGAAAAGGTTCATAATGACGCAAGTTCCAAGGGCCTGTTTTGGTTTTCGGAAGATAAACTGGCCCCGGCTGAAGGCCCCAACTTTTGGGATAGCCTGAATGAGAGCCTTTCCAAAATCGTTGCCCCGTCCCTGAATTTCCGGTGCAGTTTCGACCTTCATCATACCGGGGTTCCCCCTGTGAAGAAAGTTATCTTCAGCGGCCCCAAAACTATTGTTCTGTGGGAAGATGGCACCAAAACCATTGTTTCCTGTGGCGCTGGTGATACATACGACTACTACGCCGGGTTCTGTGCCGCTGTGGTGAAGAAGCTGTTTGGTTCTACCACCCACGCCAAGAAGGTTTTGGGTGAAGTGGTTCAGGTGCAATGATCACGCTGTTTCAACACCAGCAAAAGGCCCTTGACCTGACAGAAGGCCATAACCGATGTGCCTATTACCTTGATATGGGCCTTGGGAAAACCTTTGTTGGTTCGGAGAAGATGAAGGAATTGAACACTCGGATCAATCTTGTGGTGTGTCAGTGTTCAAAGGTTCCTGATTGGATTGAACATTTTCAAACCTACTACACCCGAAACTGTGTCTTTGACCTGACCAACCAGAAAACCTTCAAATGGTTCATGGAACAGGTTCAGTGTGAGGTTCCAACCCTGATGATTGGCGTGATCAACTATGAACTGACCTTCAGGCGGAAAATTTTGAAAACCCTTTCCGGGTTCACGCTGATGCTGGATGAAAGTTCCCTGATTCAGAATGAAAACGCCAAGCGGTCAAAGTTCATTCTTGGGTTGAACCCTGATAATGTGATCCTTCTTTCCGGTACGCCCACGGGCGGCAAGTATGAAAAGCTGTGGAGCCAATGCCGCCTTTTGGGATGGAATATATCAAAAGAACTGTTCTGGAAACAGTACATTGAAACGGAATGGGTTGAAGAAGATGGGTTCTGGCGGCAGAAAATCACCGGTTACAAAAATGTTGACCGGCTGAAAAAGAAGCTGGCTGAACATGGGGCCGTGTTTATGACCACCGCTGATGCCGGGATTGACCTTCCCGAAAAAACTATGATCCCGGTAAGAATGCCCCCGGCAAAGGAATATTGGAAGTTCTGGAAAGAACGGGTGATCAGCATAAACACCGCCACACTTCAGGAATTTGAACTTGATTCTGATTTTTGGGGTTCCAATGCTGATGCCGAAAGGGAATTGATTGGTGATACCAGCTTGACCCGCCGCCTGTATGCCCGTCAGCTTTGCGGCCTGTATAACCCCAACCGCTATAAAGCCTTCCGGGAACTGGTGGAAAGTACAGAAGATCGCCTGATTGTGTTCTATAACTTCACGGAAGAAATGGAGCGCATGAAGGGGATCGTGAAGGCTATGAACCGCCCCGTTTCCATTCTATCTGGTGAACTCAAGGATTTGGGCGCTTACAACTTCCATTCCAATTCCGTGACTTTCATTCAGTATCAGGCCGGGGCTATGGGGGGCAACTTCCAAAAAGCCAACAAAATTATTTATTTCAGCCTTCCCCAAGGTTGGGAACTGTGGGAGCAATCCCAAAAACGCATTCACCGGATCGGTCAAAATCGCCCTTGCTTCTATTACTGGATGATCTGTCCGGGAACGGTGGAAGAAGATATTTATTCCACCCTTCAAATGAGAAAGGACTATAACGATGAACTGTTCAGAAAATACGAGGAAGGCCACCCAAAGGGCTAAACGGAACCAGTGGTTCCGCAGAATGTTCACCGTGGCCCTTCTGTTGGGGCTGGTAGTTGGTTTCTTCCTTGGCCGGGTGTCAGCCCTTGCTTTTGGAAAAGACCAAGCAGACCCGGAAAACGCCCCTTCCCAAGCGGCTGAAGTTCAGCCAACCCAAACCATCATTCCCACCCCTGAAGTTTCCTTTGAGCCTGTGGAACCGGTCAATCTGGTTTACTTGGGGGAATTCAGAGTAACGGCCTACTGTTCATGTGAAATCTGTTGCGGGCAATGGGCAGAAAACCGCCCCGATGGGATTGTGTATGGTGCTTCTGGTGAAGAACTGGTTGCCGGGGTGTCTTGTGCTTCCCCGTTGCCTTTCGGAACGGTGCTTGAAATTGAAAGGGTTGGAACCTACATAGTTCAAGACAGAACCGCTTCTTGGGTAGTGGACAAGTACGGCGAAAACATCGTGGATATTTACTTTGATGATCACCAAGCGGCCCTTGAATTTGGGCTTCAATATCGAAATGTTTACATGAAAGAAGGTGCAGACAATGACCAAATGTGAAAACCCGTGTCCTTATGGCAAGTTTGATGGGTGTTGCCACTTCTGCCCGGATCGGGCTTCCTGTGCTGACCCTTGCCCGGAAAAGGTGGATGAATGCGGATCGGCCATTTTCGATGAAGAAACCGGGCTTCAGGCTTTCCAGCAATCCCAGCTTGCCACCCTGAACGCTATTGCTTCCCTGACCGCCCACAAGAAGGCCATTGAAGATCAGGAAAAGAGCATGAAAGCCGCCCTGTATGATGCCATGATGAAGTATGGCGTAAAGAAGTTTGAAAGTGATGTTCTGAACCTGACCTTGGTTGAACCCACCACCGCCACCACCCTTGACGGGGCCAAGCTGAAGAAAAAATATCCTGACATTGCGGTGGAGTGTTCCAAGACTTCTTCCAAGGCCGGGTATGTGAAGATCACCTTGAAGGACGGTGTGAACAATGCCAAGGGATGAACTTTGGGACGCATTGCGAGAACACGCCCGCCAAAACCACAAAGACCGGGTTTCCAAGAACCCTGACCGGATCGCCTATGCCATTCAACAATTTGAAGCCCACGGGATTGAATACCAGTTGAAGAACCCGCAAACCGGCCATTTCCATTGCTGGCGGAAGTCTGATGATCAACTGTTTCAATTCTATGCTGGAACTGGCAAAATTCAGGGCCTTCAGACACGGGGCATTCACAACCTGATCAAGATGTTGGAGGGGTGAAAGATGGCCGATGAAATCAGAAAATTGACCCCACCCAATGGAACCCGCCTTCACACTTTCTGTTCTGTGGAACGGGGAGGAAAGGAATTGTGGGTTGATCTGACAGATGCTCGAAAGAAAAAGGGCATTGACAGCGCCTATTTATACCGGCTGGAAGATGGGAACTTGGTTTTTGATCATTATGAGCGGGTTTCCCTTTTGCGAAAAGAAGGGGTGTGCTGATGGCTGGTGAAAAGAACTTTGAAACCCGCCTGAAGAAATGGTTGATCAGTGAAGGGATTTACCCCTTGGGGGAACCCGTTGACCGCATGGAAGCCCCGCCCTGTGGGTATTGGGAAAAGCGTTGGGGCGGCGGAAGGTATGTGAAAAGCGGCCTTCCTGATATGCGGATTGTGGTGAATGGGGTTGCCTTTGAAGTGGAATTAAAGGACACCAACGGAACCCCGTCAGAACTGCAAAAGCGGAATATCCGCCAAATTAACAACAGCGGCGGGTTGGCAATGGTGCTATACCCGGAAGGGTTTGACACATTCAAAGCCATGATAAAGGGGGTGAAATCGTGTTCACAAGATGTTCCCATAGCCGGGTTGAAACTTTCAACCGTTGCCCTTTCAAATACTTTTTGCGATATGTTGAGGGATTAGACACCATCCCGAACATGGAACCGGACAACGCCTTGATTTTGGGGACAGCCCTTCACACGGGCATTGAAGAAGGGGTTGAACAGGCCCTTGACTTCTACACTTCCAGCTTCCCGATCCTGACGGATGATCACATTCACGAAATGATGAAGCTGGAAGCCCTGATCCCCAAGGCAAAGGCACTGTTGCCACCGGGCGGAACCTTTGAACTTCCCATCGGAAATGCTGATTTTATCGGCTTCATGGATTATCTGGCCCCGGTTGATGAAGGAACCTTTGATCTATACGACTTCAAATATTCCAGCAATTCCAAAAGCTATATGGTTTCCGGGCAGTTGCATGAATACAAGTATTTCTATGAGCTGACCCACCCCGGCCACCGGATCAGGAATATATATTTCCTGTTTGTTCCCAAGGTGAAGATCAGGCAGAAAAAAACAGAAACCTTGGCCCAATTCCGGGACAGGTTGCGGGAAGCCCTGAATATGGCTGAACCTTGGCTTGAACAGGTTCCCTTCAATCTTTACAAGGTTGTGGACTTCCTGACCGATGTAAAACACATGGTTGAAGAAACCGAGTTCCAAAAGCACCCGAACCACTTTTGCGGGTGGTGTGAATATGAAGAATTTTGTCAGAAAGGATGGGATTATATGATTCTTCCCAAGAATGAACGGCGCAATTTGAACGCCACCAAGAAGAAGGTTGTGTGGATTTATGGCGCACCCTTCAGCGGCAAGACCTTCTTTGCCAACCAGTTTCCTGATCCCCTGATGCTGAATACGGATGGCAACATCAAGTTTGTTGATGCTCCCTATATCGCAATCCGGGACACGGTGACGGTGGAAGGCCGGTTGACCAAGCGGCACTTGGCTTGGGAAGTTTTTTCCGATGCTGTGGCCGAACTGGAAAAGAAGCAGAACGATTTCAAAACCATTGTGGTTGACCTGTTGGAAGATACCTACGAGGCTTGCCGGGTGTATATCTGTGATCGGCAGGGCTGGAAACATGAAAGTGATGATTCCTTCCGGGCTTGGGATATGGTGACTTCTGAATTCCTGAACACCATCAAGCGGCTGGTGGATTTGGACTATGAAAACATCATCCTGATCAGCCATGAGGACAGAAGCCGTGACCTGACCCGCAAGAGTGGTGACAAGATCAGTTCTATCCGCCCGAACCTTCGGGAAAAGGTTGCTAACAAGGTTGCTGGTATGGTTGACCTTGTGGCCCGGATTGTGGCGGATGATAATGACCGGGTTCTGTCCTTCAAGACTTCGGAAGTGATCTTTGGTGGTGGGCGGCTGACCGTTCACAACAAGGAAATCCCGCTGGATTATGAAGCCTTCTGTGAGGTCTACGAGGAAGCCAACCAGCGGGCCGCAGGAGCCATGAAACACGGCGGTAATACCCCAGCTACCCCGGCACCGGAAACGGCTGACAGCGGCGAACAGCGGCCCACCAGAAGGGGCCGGAAGCCCAAAGAGGAAGAAGCCCCGGCCCCTGACCCGGAAGCCGTGGAAGATGCTGACCGGGCGGCGGCTGGTGATCCTGACATTCCGCAGGAACAGACCGAGCCGGAAGTCCTTCCCAAATGCCCTGACGGGGATCGGATTTTTGCCCAGCACAACGAAAACCCGGAAATCCCCCTTTGCCCCAACATTGATGCCGGCCACCATTGCCACAAGGAAGGCGGCCCCGATGCTTGCCCCCTGTGGGATCGCCCCAAGACCGAGGAACAGGAACCCGCACCCATGATGGATGTGAACCCGCCCCGGCGCACCCGGAAGAAGCGTGATGCCTGATGAAGATTGATCCTTGCCCTTGTGTGGTCAGCCTGAAAGATGGTTCGGTTCACACACTGTTTGAATTCCGCCATTTCCTTGAACTGGTGGAAGATCGCATGGGCTATGATGCCGCAAAATGGTTAAGAACCCATGTGGATCAAGCGGAAAAGGCCGCTGATTATACCCAAGCCAAGGTTGACACCGACTTGACCGCTTATGAAAGCGACTTGGAGAGCAACCGCAGGGCCTTTCAGGATATTCAGACGGAAGCCGCCGCAATTATGGAAGTTCTTCAAGGGAACCGGGTGAACCGTCAAAAGATCGCCCATTCCGTGAGGGAAATCGGAAAGATCATTTCCAATCAGATTTAGGAGGTAAAAACCATGTGCGATTCCATGAAGAAGTTCAAAGAGGAAGTGGAAAAGCGGGGCCTTTTCCGCAAATTTACCGTTGCCGCAAACCTGATCCCCCCCCCGCCCGGTGTTGAGCCGGAAGCCCTGATTGCCATTCACAAGCTGGCCGCAAAAGAAGCCCTGACTATGTATGCCAACAAGCATGATGATTTCTGTGACCTGATGGCAGAAGCGGCCTTCGACAACCTGTTTGACACCATTCTGACGGATGATTTGTTCAAGCCGGTTGAGGGGTTCACCCCTACTGACGAGGAACGGGCCAAAATGGAGGAAGCAAAAGAAACCGCTAAAGCCCTTTCCGGCCTGTTCAACATTCTGAAGCGTTTCTAAAAATTACATTTTGGAGGTAAAAAACTATGGCACTCGATTTTTCCAAGATTGATAAAACCGTTGATCTGAAAGGCCTTCAGGCCGATGTGGAGGAAGCCAAGAAGAACGGCGGCGGGGATTTCCCCACCATTCCCGCTGGCAAGTATGAAGTGAGGGTGGAAACCTTGGAGGTTAAAGGCACCAAGGCTGATGGCCGTCCTATGCTGTCTGTGTCTTTCAAGATTCTGTCCGGTGAGTACAAGAACCAGCGGATTTTTATGAACCGGGTTCTGTACGGCACCAAAAACGACAAGAACATGATTGCTTCCGCAATCGGGTTCCTTGAAAAGCTGGATTCCGGTGTTCCTATCAGCTTCAACGGCTATGAGCCTTTCCGTCAGTTGGTGCTTGATGTGGCGGAAGCCATTGATGGTAAGTTGGAGTATGCGGTTGATTACGATGATACCCGCTTCAATTCCGTTTCCATTGATGAAGTTTTTGAAGTTGAGGATTGAAAACCAGCGCAAATTTTTTTACAATGAATGTAGGCAAAAAGTCTACAAACAAAGTAAAAAATTTGAACCTTAACTTTCAAAAATGCCGGGGCAAGCGCCCCGGTTGGCCCCAAGGTGAAGCCTTCCCGTGGCGGGGCTGTTTTCACCAATTCACCAAGAATTTCAGAAAGTGGGTGACACGATGATCTTCTATGACTTTGAGGTTTTCGCTTATGATTGGCTGGTTGTTCTGATCGACCTGAACGCCAAAGAGGAAACCGTGATCATCAATGACCCTGAAAAATTGAAAGGCTTCTATGAGAAGCAGAAAGGGACGATTTGGGCCGGTTACAATAGCCGCAACTATGACCAGTACATTTTGAAGGGTATCTTGTGCGGGTTCAACCCCAAACAGGTGAACGACTGGATCATTTTGCAGGATAAGCCCGGTTACAGATTTTCCAGCCTGTTCAGGAACTTCCCCCTGATCAACTATGATGTGATGCCCAATCCACCTATCAGCTTAAAGGCGCTGGAAGCCTTCATGGGGCATTCAATCAAGGAAACCACGGTTCCTTTCGATATTGACCGCCCTTTGACGGAAGAAGAACTGGCCGAAACCGTTAAATATTGCCGTCACGATGTAGAAGAAACCGTGGAAGTGTGGTTGCGGCGCAAGGCTGATGAATTCGATGCCCAAATGTCACTTGTGAAAACCTTCAACCTTCCCATATCCGATATTGGCCGAACCAAAGCCCAGCTTTCGGCCAAAATCCTTGGAGCCATTCAGCGGGATCACAATGATGAATTTGAAATTGAATTTCCTGACACCTTGCGGATTGAACGCTATACAGAGGTTTTGAACTGGTATAAAAATCCGCTGAACCGGGACTATTCCAAATCTCTTGAAATTGATGTGGCCGGTGTTCCCCATGTATTCGCTTGGGGTGGGCTTCACGGGGCCATTCCCAAGTATTTTGGGGAAGGATGGTATATCAATGTTGATGTGGCGTCCTATTACCCTTCCTTAATGTTGCGGTATGGGTGGATCAGCCGGAATGTTGCAGACCCGGCCAAGTATGATGAAATCTACCACACCCGCCTGAAGCTGAAGGCGGAAAAGAACCCCATGCAACAACCTTATAAAATCGTTCTGAACAGCACCTATGGAGCCATGAAGGATCGCCACAATGCCATGTATGATCCCCGGCAAGCAAACAATGTGTGTGTTGGCGGTCAGCTTCTTTTGCTTGACCTGATAGAGCGGCTGGAAGATCACTGTGACATTATCCAAAGCAATACCGATGGTATCTTGATCAAATTGCGGCGCTATGAAGATTTTGATTTGATTGATGATATTTGTTGGGAGTGGGAAGAACGAACCGGAATGCGACTGGAATTTGATGAATTTCAGAAGGTTTTTCAGAAAGATGTGAACAACTATCTGATTGTTCCCGCTGGCCCGTTGCTGGACGAAAAGGGGAAGCCCCGCTGGAAATGCAAGGGGGCCTATGTAAAAAAACTGTCTGATCTTGATTATGATTTGCCCATTGTCAACCAAGCCATTATTTCTTTCTTCCTGTATGGCACCAAGCCGGAAGAAACCATTGGAAACTGCAATTCCCTTCGGGATTTTCAGAAGGTGGTGAAGGTTTCCAGCAAATACAAATATGCGCTTTATTCCCCGGTGATCACGATGGAAAAAATCAGGGATGAAAAAGGCCGTTCAAAGACTGTGAAAAGGTTCAGGGGCGGTGAAGTTCAGACAGATAAAACCTTCCGGGTGTTTGCGTCCAAGGATCATTCCAAAGGGGGCTTGTTCAAGGTTTCCGGGAAGGTGGTCAAAGGACGGCAGAAGAACCCGGAACAGTTCGCCAACACCCCGGAACATTGCTTCTTTATCAATGACGATGTGACCGGCCTTCCTATTCCTGACGAACTGGACAAGCAATATTACATTGATACGGCTTGGAGCCGTTTAGCCGATTTTGGAGTTGACAAAGAAGGGGGGGGGATTTGAGCAATGCAACTGTTCCGGGGCTATGTTCCAACCAAAGACAAACAATGCCTTGAACGGTTCAAAGGGCGGAAACGGTTGAACCGCCTTGAAGATGTTCAAGACCTTGACGAATACGCCGGAATTCTTGGGGAAGAAACCATTTTGATTGATGTGGACGATGGGGAAACCAGTGATCTTCTGTTTCAAATCGTCAAAGACCTTTCCTTGAAATGCCGGGTGTATAAGACCACACGGGGAAAACACTTCTTGTTCCGTAACCCGGAAGGGCTGGTGGAAAAAAGCTGGACAAAACAGACCTTGGCCCTTGGGATTGTGTCAGATGCCAAGGTGGGCAGGAATAACAGCTATTCGGTTTTGAAGTTCCAAGGTGTTGAACGGCCCATTCTGTACGATTGGCCGGAAGATGAAATTCAAGACCTTCCCAAATGGTTGACCCCTGTAAAAACCAGCATGAAGTTCTTGGATATGAGAGCCGGGGACGGGCGAAATCAAGCCTTGTTCAACTATATTCTGACCCTTCAAAGCGAGGATTTCACCAAGGAAGAAGCCCGTGAAACTATCCGGCTGATCAATCGCTATGTGCTGGATGAACCCCTTTCAGATAGGGAACTTGAAACGATTCTTCGGGATGAAGCCTTCAAAAAGCCCATTTTCTTCAAAGATAAAACCTTCCTGTTTGATAAGTTTGCGGTGTACCTGAAGAACAACAACCATATTGTGAAGATCAATAACCAGCTTCACATTTACCGGGATGGTATCTATGTTCCCGGTGCTATGGAGATTGAAGCCCAAATGATCAAGCATATTCCGAACCTGAAGCGGGCGCACCGGTCAGAAGTCTTGGCCTATTTGGAAGTTATGTTTCAAACAGAGGGCGAAACCAAGGCCACCAACCCGAACATCATTGCTTTCAGCAATGGCCTGTTCAATATCCGGGATGGTTCCTTTACTGACTTCACCCCGGAAATCGTGATCACCAATAAGATTCCGTGGCCCTATAACCCCGCCGCCTATTCTGAATTGCTGGATCACACCCTTGACCGGCTGGCCTGTAATGATTCTGAAGTTCGGGCCTTGCTGGAAGAAATGGTGGGGTATTGCCTTTACCGGCGCAATGAACTTGGTAAAGCCTTCATTCTGATTGGCGATAAGAGCAACGGCAAATCTACCTTCCTTCATGTGGTCAAAAATATGTTGGGGGATCGGAATATTGCTTCCCTTGACCTGAAAGAACTTGGGGACAGGTTCAAAACCGCTGAACTGTTCGGGAAGCTGGCGAACATCGGTGATGATATTGGGGATGAATTCATTGCCAATGCGTCAGTATTCAAAAAGCTGGTGACAGGGGATCGGGTGAATGTTGAGCGGAAAGGACAAGACCCCTTCGAGTTCAACAACTATGCCAAATTCTTGTTCAGCGCCAACAACATTCCCCGCATGAAGGATAAAACCGGAGCCGTTCAACGGCGCTTGGTGATTGTCCCCTTTGATGCCAAATTCACCCCGGATGATCCTGATTTTCGCCCATTCATCAAGGATGAACTTTGTGAACAGGATTCAATGGAATATCTGGTTCTTTTAGGCCTGAAGGCATTGCGCCGGGTTCTGATGAATGCCCAATTCACCACTTCCAGCAGAGTTCAGGGACAGTTGGACGAATACGAACAGAACAACAACCCCATTATTGGTTTCATCAAGGAAGTTGGCCTTGAAGGGATTGAAAATGAACCCACAAAGACAGTTTATCGAAAATACAAAGAATACTGCATTTCCAATAACTTTCAGGCGCTTTCCAATATCGAATTTTCACGGCAAATCACCAAACGCTGTGGGTTCATTATTGTTGATAAGTGGATCAGTCGCCTTGGGAAATGCCGGGTGTTTGTGTCTGGAAAGGATGGTGATTCATAATGGCCGCTTCAAAGAAGGTGTTCACCACCCTTGGGAGTTCAAACCATGTGCCTGAAGAACGGGAAGCCTTTGACTACTACGCTACCGACCCAAAAGCCGTGGAAATGCTGTTGGAACTGGAACAGTTTGCCCCGGTGATTTGGGAACCGGCCTGTGGTGAAGGCCATATTTCCAAGGTTCTTCAGGCCCACGGCTACAAAGTGATCAGCACCGATCTTGTTTACCGGGGGTTTGGTGATCCTGAACCGCTGGACTTCCTGAAGGAAACCTTGGAAGGGTTTGAAGGCGATATTATCACCAATCCCCCATATTCAACGGGGCTTGAATTTGTTCAAAGGGCGCTTGAAAGCGTCCGTCCCGGTGGAAAAGTGGCAATGTTCCTGAAGGTTCAGTTCTTGGAGGGGCAAAAGCGGGGAGCCTTTTTCAAAGACACCCCCCCCCGAACCGTTTACATATCCCGTTCCCGGTTGGCTTGCTACAAAAACGGGGATATGAGCGCCAAGCCTGAAAGCGCCATTGCCTATGCGTGGTATGTGTGGGAAAAGGGTTTCACCGGTGATCCGGTGATAAAGTGGTTTAACTGAAAGGCTGGTGATTGAATGGGAAACCCCTATTGGGATCGGATTACTGAAATGGCTGACCGGCAGAGAACAAAGGGAATTTCCACCTACGGCCAAGGGCTGGAACAATTCAGCGCCCCAAACGCCGTTCAACGGATTGAATACATTCAGGAAGAATTGATTGATGCCCTGATGTATTTGGAATGGACAAAAGAAAAGCTGAAAGAAGGTGTTTCGGATGAATGCAAATAGGTATATGCGGGACGCATTGCGAACCGCTGACCGTTCCGACAAGGATAAATTGAAGCTGGAATGTGCGTTGGGCCTTTGCGGTGAAGCCGGGGAGGTTGCCGAACAGGTGAAAAAGCACTATTTCCACGGCCACACGCTGGACAAGCGCCACATGATTGAAGAACTTGGTGATGTGGCATGGTATTTGGCAGTTCTGTGTGATGCCATTGGTTCCGATCTTCATACCGTGATGGAAGAAAACCTGATAAAGCTGGAAAAGAGATACCCGGAAAGGTTTGATCCTTACCGTTCACAACACCGAAATGATATTGGAGGTTGACCCGCTATGAAAATTATCAATGCCAATGTGGAATTTATCACCCCGGTTGATGGGGCCGCAATCCTGAAGCGCCTTGAACAGTGTGGGCGGGTTTGCTATAAGTCTGAAGCCAAGATCACCGATACCAGCGCCCCGGCTTTTGTGGCCGGTATCATCAAGCGGGGCCATGAAGCGGTGCTGGAACACTGTTCCTTCACGGTGAAGTTCATTTGTGATCGTGGGGTTTCCCATGAGATTGTGCGGCACCGGCTGGCTTCCTACTGTCAGGAAAGCACTCGCTATTGCAATTATAGCAAGGAAGGCTTTGGTTCTGAAATCACGGTGATCATGCCTTGCTTCCTTGATAAAGACAGCACCGCTTATCGCCACTGGTTTTGGGCCTGTTCCCAAGCGGAAGAAGCCTATTTCAATATGCTGAACTTTGGTTGTTCCCCGCAGGAAGCCCGGTCAGTTCTGCCCAACAGTTTGAAAACTGAAGTGGTTATGACCGCCGACATTCGGGAGTGGCGGCACTTCTTAAAACTTCGCTGTTCCCCCGCCGCACACCCGCAGATGCGGGAAGTGGCCCTGATCCTGTTAGAAAAGGTTCACGCCCTGATTCCGGTTTGCTTTGATGATATTTGGGGTGAATACCATGTTCTTTAAGAAAGCTGGCGGCAGTATCTTTGGGGTTTCGTTGAACAAGGCTGAACAGAAGGCTTTGGATCAGGAAATCAAGCGGCAGATTGTGGAACATGATCACCGGTTCGATATTGACAAAGAAAGTATGATCCTGTGGATGCTTCACACGGAATTTGGCTTTGGCCCCAAACGGCTGAAGCGGGCTTGGGAACACTTTTACAGTGAAAGTCAGAAGTTGCGGGAATATTACCTTCTGGATGAAGGGGATGAACCGTGGATTGCCCGCCAAAAGCTGAAGGAAATTGGCTGTGATGTGGAAGCATGGTATCAGGAATGGAGGGAAACCAATGCCCAAACCTTGGCAAAATAGTGAAGGCTATCCCGATCCCACCGCCTATGAGGGGTTGAAGCCTATCATTCGAGAAGATGAAGAACAGCAACGGCGGCTGAACAACCTGATCTTTGTTCTGAAGTACATAATCCGTTTGGCAGGGTTTGAACTGCTGAACCGGATTGAATTGAAGGACAAGCGGAACGGGAGGGAATTCAGATGATGAATTTGGAACAGCGGGTGTTGTCGATGGTTCAAAAACATCTTTCCACTTCCCCGGAAGCGGATCAAGTTGCTGTTGCGGCTTTTTTGACGGCGGAATGTTGGAACCTGATCAATGAATGGGTTCACGATTATACCCGAATGGAAAAAGCCCGGTTGAAAAAGAAGGGTGGTTGCAATGGGAACTGATAGTGATACCAAAACCGGAACCCTGTATGTCAACGGGGAACCGATTGCTGAAGTTAAGGTGATTGAACTTTCTTTTGAAGCGGAGCCGTTAAACATTCCCCCGATCCCGAAAGATTCTTCTATCACTTTCATTGGGCGGTTTCCCAAGAAGCTGTTGTGGAAGTTGCGGTGGTGGAGTTTCAAAGCCCTTGTGATGGAGCGGGCCGCACAAATCTTTCAGAAGTTGGGGTTGTGGCGGTGATATTGAAGCAATGTTGAAGGGGGTAAAACCCTTGTAAATACTGGACTTTTGGAAAAATCCTTCAACATTCAAGATGGTGCAGATAATTAAAAGATATAAATAAAAAAATATATAGTAAGAAAAAGATTATTTATATTGAAGAATGCGGTTTTGATCTTGAATGTTGAAGGAAAATCCGAAAAGCCTTGCGCCAAGCGGGTTTAGATGCCTTCAACATGATTGTGAAAGGATGTGTGCTACATAGTGACTGATAAGGAACTTTCCCAGCGGGCCAAAGATTACTTTGCCCAAATCCGAAAAACTGACCGCTTGATCCAGCGGTTGACAGATACAGTGAATACCCTTCGATCCGGGTTGACCAGTCAAAGTTATGAACTGAAGCCGGACAAGGTTCAGACTTCCGGGCCAAAAGACACTTTAGGGGAAACCATTGTAAAAATCATGTCCCTTGAAGAAGATATTAACACCCGGATTGATGAACTTGTGAGCATGAAGAAGGAAGCCTTCAGTATGATCAGCAAGGTTCCTGACCTTGACCAGCAAAATGTTCTTGTGGGGCGATATATCCAACTGAAAAAGTGGGAGGATTTAGCCGCTGAATTCGAGTACACCACCCAATGGCTTTTTGAAATCCACGGGAAGGCTTTACTTGCTTTTGCCAAGGAAAATGCCGATTTCTTGAAAGAACCGAGTAAAGTTTAGTTTCACCTGTTGAAAGTTTAGTATTTTTTCGGCTATTATATAAAGTGAAAAAGCGTCCGAGGGGGAACCTTCGGCGCTTTTCTTTTGATTTTCAAAGGGGGTGAATACCTTGACCAAGAAGCAAAAGCGATTTGTTGAAGAATATCTGGTTGACCTGAACGCAACGCAAGCGGCAATTCGGGCCGGGTATTCACCAGATACCGCACAACAGATGGGTTCTGAAAACCTGTCAAAACCTGTGATTAAAAACGCTATTGACAAGGCCATTGCAGAACGGAGCCGCCGAACCGGTATCAATCAGGATCGGGTAATTCAGGAAATCGCAAAATTGGCGTTTCTGAACCCCATTGATGTAATTGATATGGATGAAGCTACCATCAAAGGTGAAGCCAACCGGGATGATACCGCCTGTATTGCTTCTGTTAAAGTAAAGGTGATTCCCGGTGAAGATGGGAATATCACAGAACGGGAAGTTAAAACCTATGACAAGTTAAAGGCCCTTGAATTGTTGGGAAAACACCTTGGAATGTTCACCGATAAACTGAAAATGGAAGGTAATGTTCCCGTGGTGATCATGGGGGATGATCAGCTTGAAGATTAGCCCCAAGGCAAAGGTGATCCGCCTTCCTGAAGTGGTGGGCAAAGGCTACGCCACTTTTTGGAACTTCAAAGGCCGTTACCGGGTGTGTAAAGGGAGCCGAGCAAGTAAGAAATCCAAAACCACGGCCCTGAACATCATCAAGCGGATGATGCAATACCCGGAAGCCAATACCCTTGTGGTTCGTAAAGTGTTCAGAACCTTGAAGGATAGCTGTTTCACGGAATTGAAGTGGGCAATCAACCGGCTTGGGGTTCAGGCTTATTGGGAAGTCAAAGAAAGCCCCCTTGAAATGACCTATATTCCAACCGGTCAGAAGATTTACTTCAGGGGCCTTGATGATCCCCTGAAGGTTACTTCCATCACGGTTGAAATTGGCTATTTGTGCTGGTGCTGGATTGAAGAAGCCTATGAAATCATGAATGAAGATGATTTCAATATGCTTGATGAATCCATCCGTGGTGCTATCCCGGAAGAAACCGGCCTGTTCAAGCAAATTACTTTGACTTTCAACCCGTGGAATGAAAAGCATTGGATCAGGAAACGGTTCTTTGGAGAAATCACCGGCAAGGATGCCCAAGGGAACCCCGTTTACAAATTCCATGATAGCTGGATTTCCCCGGATGGTCAGATTTTCGCCACCACCACCAATTACCTGTGTAATGAATGGCTGGATGAAGCCGATCTGAAGGTTTTTGAAACCATGAAGCAGAACAACCCCCGGCGCTATAAAGTGGCCGGTTTGGGTGGTTGGGGCATTGTGGATGGCCTGATTTATGAGAACTGGACAGAAGAAGCCTTTAACCCCCAAGAGATCAGCGCCAAGGCTGGTGTAAAATCGGCTTTTGGGCTGGACTTTGGCTATACCAATGATCCCACGGCCTTGTTCTGTGGGCTGGTGAGTACGGCGGAAAAAACTATTTGGGTTTTTGATGAACTGTATGAAAAAGCCCTGACCAACCGGGCAATCTGTGACCGGATCACGGTTATGGGATATGCCAAGGAACGGATCAAGGCCGATTGTGCAGAGCCGAAAAGCATTGATGAATTGCGGGAAGCTGGCCTTCATCGTATCAGAGCCGCCCGGAAAGGCAAAGACAGTGTAAACAATGGCATTCAGTACATTCAGGATTATTTGATCATCGTTCATCCCCGGTGTGTGAACTTCCTGACTGAAATCAGCAATTACACATGGGCTGAAGATAAGTTTGGGGCCAAGATCAACACCCCCATTGATGATTTCAACCACCTGATGGACGCTATGCGGTATGCCCTTGAAGATATGCTGGTTGGCCCCGCTTTCAGCTTTGAGTAACACGGTAGTAACAACAGGCCCCGGAAATCAAGCGTTTCCGGGGTTCTGTGTTTATTGAGCAATGAAGGGAGCGGCCCAATGTTTGAACAGCAATACATTCTGAACAAGATTGAACAATGGGCGGAACGGCTTCCTTACCAATTTTTGAAGATTGAAGTGGAGCTTTCAAACCAAACCCTGACATTGGAGAAAACCAGACAACGCCCGATTGGATTTCAAGCCCCCCCCCACGAAAGGAAGGTGATTGAATATGCCCATGCTTATTGAAACTGAAATGGCCCGGATCAATCGCCTGATTGTGATGGGTGGATATGCTGGCATGACTGAACTTCAGTTTTTTGCCGCCGAAATCAAGGAATGGAAGGACAGCAAGAAACGGAAAGAACAGCTTGTGGGTGATGCCTACTATGAAGGGGATCACGATATTCTTCGCCGTCAGCGCACCATTATTGGAGAAGATGGAAAACTTCAGGTGGTGCAAAATCTTCCCAATAACAGGCTGGTGGACAATCAATATGCTTTGATGGTAGATCAGAAAACCAACTATCTTGTGGGTAAGCCCTTCAGCGTGACTTGCAAGAATAAGACCTATGCTGATCTGCTGACCAAAGTTTTTGATAAGCGGTTTAACCGCCTTCTGAAGTATGTGTGTGAAGATGCTTTGAAAGGCGGGATTGGCTGGTTGTTCCCTTACTATGGGGATGATGGCAAACTTGCCTTCAAACATTTCCCCGCCCATGAAATTCTTCCGTTTTGGGCTGACGATGATCACACCATTCTTGATTGTGCGGTTCGGCTTTATCCCCAAGAGGTATATAACGGCTACACCAAAGAAATTGTGGAGCGGGTGGAAATCTTCAAGCATGACGGAATTTGGCGCTATGTCTATTCTGATCCCGCTGGTTTAACCCCTGATACTCTTTTGGGTGAACATGAAAACTACTTCAGCGTTGAAAATGGTGAAGAAACTGTTGAATTGAATTGGGATCGGATTCCCCTGATCCCCTTCAAATACAACAAGCAGGAAATTCCCCTGATTCGCCGGGTGAAAACCCTTCAGGATGGGATCAACACCATGCTTTCTGACTTTGAAAACAATATGCAGGAAGATGCCCGGAACACCATCTTGATTCTGAAGAACTATGACGGTGAAAATCTTGGGGAGTTCCGCCGCAATCTTGCCACCTATGGAGCCGTTAAGGTTCGGGACGATGGCGGGGTTGACACCCTGACGGTGGAAATCAATGCTGAAAATTTCAATTCTATTCTGAAGCTGTTCAAAGACAAGCTAATTGAAAATGCCCGTGGGTACAACGCCAAGGATGATCGGATGGGCAACAACCCCAACCAAATGAATATCCAATCTATGTATTCGGATATTGACCTTGACGCAAACGGAATGGAAACAGAGTTCCAAGCGGCCTTTGATGATCTGATCTGGTTCATCAATCAGGACTTTGCCAACACTGGCCGGGGGGATTATGACGGTGAGGAAGTCACCATTGTTTTCAACCGGGATATGCTGATCAATGAAAGTGAAGCTATTGACAACTGTTCCAAGTCTGTTGGTATTCTGTCCAATGAAACCATTGTGGCCCAGCACCCTTGGACAACTGATGTGGATTTGGAGTTGGAACGGCTTCAGAAAGAGAAGGAAGAAGCAATGGCCCAAGCGCAGGAATACGCCGGGGCTTTTGGCAATGTGCAACAGAACGATCCTGAAGGTGATGAAGGCGGGGACGAATGATCCCCGCCTTACCTATGCCGGGGCAATAATGGGGCGGGGCCGGGGTTCACCTCCTTACCCGGTCAAGGGTGCAATTCCCTTCCCCGGCACTTTTTATGGACAGATACCCAAGCGGTAAAGGGGCCTGTTTGCTAAACAGGTAGGCCGGGAAACCGGTGCATGGGTTCAAACCCCATTCTGTCCGCCACATGGCGCATTCGGCAAGCGGTTAAGCCACCGGGCTTTCAATCCGGGATCGGTGGGTTCAATTCCCCCATGCGTCACCAAGCCCGGATTTGACAGTTTCCACGGGGGCCATTGTGAAACTGTAAGACCTGAAAAGAACCCTTCCAAAAGGTTCTTGTGGGCATGACCTAAGTATGTCATTAAACTGCTTGCCATGCCGGGTTGGTGGAACTGGCAGACACAACGGATTCAAAATCCGCCGCCTTTGGCGTATGGGTTCAAATCCCATACCCGGCACCATATTGGGGTATAGCCAAGCGGTAAGGCAAGGGGCTTTGACCCCCTGATGCGTTGGTTCGATCCCAACTACCCCAGCCATATCAAGAAGGGAGCGTGACCCCGTGAAGAATGCTGATTACTGGCGGGGCCGGTTTGCCATTCTTGAAGATTCGGCCCACAAACAAGCGGATGAATACCTTCAAACCCTTGAAGATATTTACCGGGGTGCTGAACAGTCTGTTCAGAAGGATATTGAAAGCTGGTATCAGAGGTTTGCCACCAATAACAAGGTGACTTTGGCGGAAGCCCGGAAGATGCTGACCACTGGACAGCTTGAAGAATTCAAGTGGACGGCTGAACAGTATGTGAAGGCCGCACAAAGGGCAAACCTTTCTGAAGATTGGATCAAGAAGCTGGAAAACGCTTCAACCCGTTTTCATATCAGCCGCCTTGAAACCATTCAACTGCAAATTCAGCAACAGATTGAACTTCTGTATGGAAATCAGGTGGATGGGATTGACGATCTTCTGAAAGATGTGATTTCCAACGGGTACACCCGTGGGGCTTTTGAAATTCAGAAAGGCATTGGCCTTGGATGGGATTTCACCGCCCTGAACCAAAAGAAACTTGAAACCTTACTTTCAAAGCCTTGGACAACTGACGGGCGCACTTTCCGGGATCGCTGTTGGGTGAACAAGGATGATTTGGTGGACACCGTAAACAAGGAATTGATTCAGGGAATGTTGCGGGGTGATCCACCGGCCAAGATCATCACGGCCATTCAAAAGCGGTTTGGCACTTCCCGTTATAAGGCAAGGCGGCTGGTGCATACGGAAACCAGCTATTTCAACGCCGTTTCCAAAGTTCAAATGTATAGGGATTTGGGAGTGGATCAGATTGAAATTGTGGAAACGCTGGATTCCCGCACCTGTTCCGTGTGCCAACCCCTTGATGGGACGGTTGTTCCACTGGCCCAATATGAACCGGGTGTGACGGTTCCGCCCTTCCACCCGAATTGCCGGGGAACCACTTGCCCCCATTATGACGATATGGACGGTGAAAGAGCCGCCCGCACCGCTGATGGGGAAGTGTACTATGTTCCGGCCAACATGAACTTCACCCAATGGAAGAAGGCTTTTGTGGATGGCGTGAAAGACGGTTTGACGGTTGCCACCGTGGGCGCTATGACACAGGTTCGGGATTATGATAGTGAGTTTGGCAAAAAATTTGGTAAAGAACACTATGATGAAATCCGTGATCGGGTTGATGATTGCCCAGACCCCAACCTTCAGACCGTTTGGGATAAGTATGAAGGCAAGATCAAAGTTGCGAATGCAAAGCATGGGGGCGGGGCATATTGCCAAGGGGACAGCATTCACCTGAACATTGATATTGACGCAAAAGGCCGATCTTGGAGCGCCCCTTATTCTACTACATTCCATGAAAGCGGCCATGCCATTGATGGCCTTACGGCCCACTTTGGAAGTGCAAACGGGCAATGGCACCTTTCTTCCACTTATAAAGATGGATTGTTCCCCAAGACCATTAAAGAAGAAGTTGACGATTGGGCAAAATCCATTTTGTCTGATATGAAAGCCCATAAAACAGATTTCCAATATTGGGTTGATAAAGGTTGGATTGATCAGAATTGGGCGGACTATTACACCGAAAATCCGCCTAAAATCTTGAAATCCTTGGCTTTCAATGCCATAAAAAGAGAAATCACCGCCCTTTCACCTTTACAGTACGGTGATATTTCTGATATATTGGAAGGGGCAACCCGTGGAAAAATCGTGTGTGGCATTGGTCACGGTGCTGGTTCTTACTGGACAACACGAACTTGGAAAGGGATTGACTATGGCCTTGGAACAGAAGCATTTGCAGAAATGACTTCTGCAACCATGACCAACCCGGAAAGCCTTGCAACCATCAAGAAATATCTTCCCAAATCCTATGCCTTGTATCAAGAAATGATTGAATTCATTGCAAATCAACTTTAAGGGGGTATATGAATGTTTGATCTGATTGAACAATATGTTGAACGCTTCCATGAAAACTTCCCCCTGTTTGCTTTGATGGGTATGGAGGAAGCGGAAATCAAAACCATTCTTCAGGAATGCTTGGATAAGGGAACCCCTTATCACCCGCCCGATTTGGACGAAAAAAGTTTATATTGATGAATGAGCCACCCCCGGCTTTGGCCGGTGGGTGGTTTTTTCATACCCTTTCGCCGTTTCCCCGGTGGTGGGCGGTAAACAGAACCGGGGGAAATCGTGGTTCCTGACCCACGGTAAAAAAGGATTTTATGGAGGTATCACACTATGACGAAAGAAAAGCTGATGGAATGGGGCTTGACCGAGGAACAGGCCAACAAGGTTATGGAGGGGCTGAACGGTTCCTTTGTGACCAAGGCCCGCTTCAATGAAGTGAATGAGGAAAACAAAGCCCTGAAAGCCCAAGTTTCTGAACGGGATGGGCAGATTGACACCCTGAAGAAATCCGCTGGTGATAACACGGAACTTCAGAACCAGATCACCGCCCTTCAGGAAGCCAACAAGCAGAAAGACAAAGACCACGCCAACGAGATCAAGGCCCTGAAGATTTCCAATGCCGTTGAAATGGCCCTTACCAGCGCCAAGGCCAAGAATAACACCGCTGTAAAGGCGCTGTTGGCCGGTTTCTTGGAGAAAGCGGAACTGGCCGATGATGGTACGGTGAAAGGGCTGGATGATGAAATTGGGAAGCTGGTTAAGGGTTCTGACACGGCTTTTCTTTTCGACACGGCCACCGGCACCAAGTTTAAGGGAGCCAAGGCCGCTGAAAAGGGTGATCCCGCTGGACAGGGGGAAATGACCCTTGAAAAATTCAGAAAGTTGAACCCTGTGGAGCGGCACACCTACGCAGTAGAACACCCTGATGAATACAAAGCTATGTATGGAGGAGAATAACTATGGCTAACACCGTTTACGACAATTTTTTCTTGTCCAACGAAATTGAAGATCAGTACAATTCCCATCTTGATCTTCAGCAGTTTTGCACCGTGGACAACAACCTGACCGGCACCGCTGGCATGGTTCGCAAGATTCATGTCTACAAGGCCACTGACGGCACCGAAAAGCTGACGATGGGCAACGGCAACACCAAGACCATCACCGCTGGTTACACCGAAAAGGAATACCGGATTCTTCTGGCCCAGAACCGCTTCCAGTATTACGATGAAGAAGAAATGACCGATCCCATGGTTGTGACCACTGGCACCCGTCATGCTGGTGTTGACCTGTTCAACACCGTGAACGGCGATATTTACGCCGCCTTCAATGAAGCCACCCTGACCATCGTAACCACGGCCATTGGCTTTGATGCTTTTGTGGATGCCGCCGCTATGCTGAACCTTGAAAATCTGGAAGGCGTGACCATCTTCGGCTTCATCAACCCCAGCGACATGGGCAAGGTTCGGAAGGCCCTGAAGGATGATCTGAAGTATGTGGAAGCCTTTGCCCGGAGCGGCTATGTTGGCACCGTTGGCGGTATCAACCTTTACACCAAGAAGGACGCTACTACCAGCAAGATCACCATTGCCACCAAGGAAGCTGTGACCCTGTTCAACAAGAAGGGTACTGAAGTGGAACAGGAGCGGGACGGCAACACCCGTCAGAACACCATCTATTCCCGCAAGTATTATCTTGCCGCTATGACCGATGAAACCAAGGCGGTTATGGTGATCACCGGTTCCGCCACCGCTACCACTGACACCACTGTGCAGGAGGACACCACCTACTATGCCAAGTCTGGCGTTGGTTATGTGAAAGTCACCCCGGCGGATGGCGACAATCCCCAAACCAAGGGTTGGTACGAAATCACGGTTTCTTAAAGGTGGTGATCCCCGTTGCGTGAAGAAGTAGTTGCTATGCTGACGGCCCTTGGCGTAACGGGGGCCGCTGATGATCCGCTGTTGGATATGGTGATTTCTAATGTCCAATGGCGGATCAAAAACTTGACCAACCAGAAGGAAGTTCCTGAAGGGTTGGAAAGTATGGCCGTATCAATGGCGGTGGGTGAATACCTGAACATGAAAAAGGCCACGGGCAGTTTGGAAGGGTTTGATCTTGAAGCGGCAGTAAAGCAAATTCAGGAAGGTGACACCAATATTTCCTTTGCCGTTGGTGAAGGAAGTTTGACCCCTGAACAGAGGTTGAACAGCCTGATTGATTATCTGATCAATGGGCGCATTGGTGAAATCTACCGGTATAGGAAATTGGTATGGTAAGCGCCCAGCGAAAGGCCCTTGAACGGTTGTGGAAGGATCGTTGCACGATCTACACCCAAGAAAAGGTGAAAGATCCCACAACCAAGCTGACTGATTTTGAAGAAAAGCCGCTGTTTCAAGATCAGCCCTGTAAACTGTCTTTTGAAACCTTAAATTCAAGTTCTGGTGATCCGGTTGCCGTTGTTTCCCAAACTGTGAAACTGTTCCTTTCCCCTGATTTGGAAATCCCCGCCGGTTGTAAAATCGTGGTTACACGGTTCAATGACCTTGAACGAAAGTTCACCTATTCCCAAAGCGGTGAAGCCGGGGTTTTCACAAATCATCAGGAAATTCAGCTTGTACCTTTTAAGGGGTACGCTTGATGGCTAAATGGGGTAAATGCGATTTCAAGCAACTGGAACGGCTGAACAAGAATATGGAAAAGCTGATGGGGGCTGATCTGGACAAGTTTTGTACCCAAGCCGCCAAAGAGCTTGCGGGGCGCTTGCTGAACAAGGTTGTGAAGCGGACACCTGTTGTATATGGCACCTTGCGGGACGCATGGGCGGTGATGCCTGTGGGCCACCGTGGGAACCATTACACGGTTGTTGTGCTGAATAACCTTCAGTATGCGTCTTATGTCGAATACGGCCACCGGCAAGAGCCGGGACGGTTCATCCCCGGATATTGGGAAAGTGACCGCTTTGTTTATGATCCTGACGCTGAAGGCGGGATGGTGCTGAAGAAGAATTGGGTAAAGGGGCGGTATATGCTGACTATTTCCACACAAGAGTTGGAACAGCAAGCGCCAAAGATACTGGAAAAGAAATTGTATAAGTTCCTGAAGGGGTGTTTCGATGCTTAATGAAATTATCAAAGGAATTTCAATGGCGCTGAACACCGCCTTTGGGGATGGGTATGAAATCTATCAGAACGATGTAAGGCAAGGCTTGAAAGAGCCTTGCTTTTTAATTGCCGTTCTGCAACCGGAGATCACGCCCATGCTTGGAAGGCGGTCTATCTGGCGGCACCCGTTTGATATTCAGTATTTCCCGACTGACCCCAGCAACAATGCTGAAATGTTCACCGTTGCGGAAACGATGATTGAAGCCCTGAACTTCATCACGCTTCCGGGCGGTGATCTTCTTCATGGAACCAGCGTGAATTATGAGGTTGTGGACAATGTTCTTCACTTCTTTGTGAACTTCAACTTGCCCATGATTCGGCCCGCTGATGAAACGATGATGGAAACCTTGGAAACCGAGGTTGGAACAGTTGGAGGGGATTAAAAATGCCTACGACCAAAACCAGAAAGCCCAAGACGGAGGAAGCGGCCCCGCCTGTTTCCAATGTCCCGGTTTTCACCAAAAGAAATATCCTGACCTTCAAGCGGTACGCCAACAGGCGTGATCTTCTGTCCGTTTTGCTGAAGGACAGGGAGGAATACACGATGGAGCAGGTGGACAGCTTGCTTCAAAACTTTTTCAAGAAAGGTAAGGTGAATTGATATGGCCCTTGGCGGCGGCACTTATTTGACGCAGAACAAGATTCTGCCCGGTGCATATATCAACTTCATTTCGGTTGCGAAAGCAAGCGCCACCCTCTCTGATCGTGGTATTGCGACCATTCCCCTTGAAATGAATTGGGGGCCTGAAGGTGAAGTGATCACCGTTGAACTTGGGGATTTCCAAAAGGATTCCCAAAAGATTTTCGGCTATGCGTACACGGCGGATGAACTGAAGCCCATGCGTGAGATTTTCAAGCACGCCCAAACGGTTCACTTCTTCCGCCTGAACGCTTCCGGCACCAAGGCCGCTTGTACCTATGCAACGGCCAAATACCCCGGCACCCGTGGCAATGATCTTCGCATTGTCATTGAGGAAAACGAAAACAGTCAGGCGGAAGCCAAACTGTATGATGTTTCCACCTTCCTTGGCACCGTCCAAGTGGATCAGCAGAAGGGTATTTCCGAAGCGGCTGACCTGAAGAACAATGATTATGTGGACTTCATCAGCACCGCCACCCTTGCCTTGACCGCCACCACACCCTTGACCAATGGAGCCAACGGGACTGTGGAGGATGCGACCTATCAGACCTATTTGGACAAGATGGAAGCCTATACCTTCAACGCTATGGGTTGCCCGGCCACCAAATCCACCTTGGCTGATCTGTTCGTGTCCTACTGCAAGCGCCTTCGGGATGAAGTGGGCAAGAAGTTTCAGGTGGTTACTTTCCGCAATCTGGCCGATTTTGAAGGCGTGGTGAGCGTGAAGAACGGTATTGTGGGCAACACCGAAAGCGCCGCCTTGGTTCCTTGGGCAACCGGTGTGGTTGCTGGAACCGCCGTGAACAAGTCTGCCACCAACATGACCTATGACGGCGAATATGAAGTTGATACCGACTACACCCAAACCGAACTGGAAAACGGGATTTTGGAAGGTTCCTTCATGTTCCACTTGGTTGATGATGAAGTCAGGGTGTTGGAGGATATTAACACCTTTGTTTCCGTGACGGATGAAAAATCCGCTGACTTTTCCAGCAACCAGACTATCAGGGTGTTGGATCAGATTGCCAATGATATTGCGGTGTTGTTTGGCACCAAGTACATTGGTAAGGTTCCCAACGATGCTTCCGGGCGGATCAGCCTGTGGAATGATATTGTGAAGCACCATCAGGAACTTCAGAATATCCGGGCCATTGAGAACTTCAACCCGGACAATGTGACGGTTGCCCAAGGCGACACCAAGAAGGCCGTTGTGGTAGCGGACTATGTTACCCCGGTCAACGCTATGGCCCAGCTTTACATGACCGTCTATGTTCAGTAAGAAAGGGGTGTAAACAATGGCAACTGTTATGCACGCCAAGGACGCTATTTCCGCTTCTTTGGCTGAATGCTTTGTGACCATTGGGGACAACCGTTATAACTTCATGCAGGCTATCAACCTTGAAGCCAATTTTGAGAAGAACAAGACGGAAATCCCCATTTTGGGCAAGACCGGCAAGGGCAATAAATCTACCGGTTGGAGTGGTACGGGTTCCGCAACCTTCCACTACAACACTTCTATCTTCCGGCAGATGATGAAGCAGTACAAGGACACCGGCGAGGATGTCTATTTTGACATTCAAGTGACCAATGAAGATCCCACTTCTTCCGTGGGCCGTCAAACTGTGATCCTGAAGGATTGCAACATTGATGGCGGTATTCTTGCCAAGTTTGATGCTGATGCAGAATACTTGGATGAAGATATGGACTTCACCTTTGAGGACTTCGAGATGCCGGAAGCCTTCACCATGCTGGCGGGAATGGAGTAACACTGTCAAAACCCGCCCCATTTTGTAAATGTGGGCGGGTTTTTTCTTTTTTCAATTTCAAAATAGGAGGATTTTATCAATGAGCCTTACTGCTTTTCTGGCGAAAAACGCCCTGAAGGTTGAGAATGTGAAGTTTGTCCCTTCCAAGCGGTTTGTGGATGAAAACACCAAGAAGCCTATGGAATGGGAGATTCAGGCTATCACCGGCACCGAGGATGAAGCCCTTCGGAAAGCCTGTGCCAAGCGGGTTCCTGTTCCCGGCAAGAAGAACCAGTATCAGAAAGAAACTGACTATGATATGTACCTTGGGAAGCTGGCTGTGGCCTGTACGGTATTCCCTGACCTGAACAACAAGGAACTTCAGGACAGCTACAAGGTGATGGGCGCTGAAGCCCTTTTGAAAACCATGCTGACCCCCGGCGAGTATGCGGACTATCTGCAAAAGGTTCAGGAGGTTTGCGGGTTTGAAACCAGCCTTCAGGACGAGGTGGACGAGGCAAAAAACTAATTGAAGAAGGTGATAGTGAAGCGAATATCGCTTACTATTGCCTTCACGAACTGCATTTGACACCTTCCCAATTTTTCAACCTTGACCGTCAAGAACGGGCCTTTATTATTGCCGCTATTGATATTCAGGTTGAGCGGGAAAAGAAGAAGCAGAAAGAAATTGAACGGAAACAGCGCCGGGGCCGCAGGAAATAACTGCTGGCCCCGGTTTTCCTATGGAAAGAAGGTGAACCCCATTGGCAACTATCAGAACCGCTATTGCCCTGTATGATGGCGTGACAGCGCCCCTTCAGGCCATGCACAAGGCCATGAACATTGTGCTGAACAGTTTTGAAGCCATGCAACGGGCTTCCGGGAATTCAGTTGATGTTTCATCCATCCAAGAAGCCCGTGAAGAACTGGCAAGAGCCGGGGCCGCCTTTGATTCCATTGAACAGAATATCCGGGACGCTGGCAACCAGCAAGACCGCTTCAACCGGCGGATTAGGGACGGCACCACCGCCGCCGATGGACTTTGGGGCAAGCTGAAGGGCATTGCGGCCACGGTTGGCGGATTGGCGGCGGCAAAGAAAATCATTGGAATTTCTGATGATCTGGCAAGCACACGGGCAAGGTTGAACCTGATTGTGGATGATGGCGGTTCGGTTTCTGAACTGGAAAAGAAGATTATGGCTTCTGCCCAGCGTTCCCGATCCGCATATTTTGACACCGCTTCGGCCATTGCAAGTTTGGGTTCCAACGCCGGGGCCGCTTTCGCCAATACGGATGAAATCATTGCTTTCATGGAGCAAATCAACAAGCAATTTGTAATCGGGGGCGCTTCTGCCCAAGGCCAAGCCGCCGCAATGCTTCAGCTTACCCAAGCTATGGCCGCTGGTGCGTTGCGTGGTGAAGAATTGAATTCCATTTTGGAAAATGCCCCCGGAATTGCAAGAGCCATTGAAAGCTACATGGGCATTGCGGAAGGTTCTATCAAGTCTTATGCGGAACAGGGGTTGATCACCGCTGAAGTGGTGAAAAACGCTATGTTTGCGGCGGCTGATGAAACCAATGCCAAGTTTGAAAGTATGCCCAAGACTTGGGCACAGATTTGGGTTGATATGCAGAATAAGGCCCTATCTATTTTCAACCCTATTCTGACAAAGATCAATCAGATTGCCAACAGCGAACAGTTTACCAAAGTTACCGATGGGATTATCAACGGTTTGGCCGGGGTTGCTTCTGTGGCAACGGTGGTTCTTGATTTGCTGATCAGCGGTGCTTCTCTGGTGGTTGATAACTGGTCTTGGCTGTCCCCCATTATCCTTGGTGTGGCAACCGCCCTTGGTGTGTACTATGGGGCGCAGTTGCTTGCAAATGGCGTGGGGCTGATTTCCCAAGGCATTCATATCGCTATGGCCGGGGCAAAAATGATCCAGCTTGCCGCCACGGGCGCTTTGACAGCGGCCACCGCCGCCGAAACAGCGGCCCAATACAGCCTGAATGCGGCCCTGTATGCCTGTCCCTTGGTGTGGATCATCATTCTGATTATCGCCCTTGTAGCCCTGTTCTATGCGGCTGTGGCGGCGGTCAACCACTTTGCCGGAACCAGCGTTTCCGCAACCGGCCTGATCTGTGGCGCATTTATGGCGGCGCTGGCCTTCATCGGAAATATCTTTATAGCCCTGTGGAACTTGGTTGTAGATGTGTTTGTGATGATCTATAACCTTGTGGCTACGGTTGCAAACTTCATCGGGAATGTGTTCAATGATCCGGTTGCGGCTGTGGCCCGTCTGTTTTTCGATTTGGCGGACACTGTTCTTTCCGTCCTTCAAGCGTTGGCTTCGGCCATTGATACCATCTTCGGTTCTAACCTTGCCGGTTCTGTCCAAGGCTGGCGTGACAGCTTGGGCGGTTGGGTGGATTCCACCTTCGGCAAGGGTGAAGAAGTCATGGAAAAGCTGAACGCCGATGATCTGAAGTTGGGCCGCTTCGAGTATGGAGCCGCCTTTGATATGGGCTATGAGTTCGGCCAAGGCGTGGAAGATACCGTGGGCGGCTTGTTCGACTTTTCCGCAATGGACAGTTTGGGCGCTGATGCGCTGGACGCTTACGGCCTTGGCAACACCCTTGATGGTATCTATGGGAACACCGGGGACACGGCAGGAAACACCGCCGCTATGAGTGATGCCCTTGATATTGCTGAAGAAGATTTGGCCTATATGCGGGATATTGCCGAGCGGGAAGCAATCAACCGGTTCACCACCGCTGAAATCAGGGTTGAACAGCAAAACACCAACTATATCAGCCAAGATACTGATTTGGACGGGATCATGGACGCTTGGGCCAATGATTTTGCCACCAAACTTGATGTGTCTGAAGAAGGGGTGCATGAGTAATGGCATACACAATGTATTTGGGTGGTGTGCTTATGCCCATCACCCCTTCTAAAGTCAAGGTGAAGATCAACAATCAGAATGATACCCTGACGCTGATCAATGGTGAGGAAATCAATATTCTGAAGGAACCGGGGTTGACTGATGTAAGTTTCGATCTGCTTCTTCCCCAAGTTTCCTATCCCTTCACCAATGGCGGGGCGCAATCCGCCGATTATTATTTGTCCCTGTTCGAGCGGCTGAAAACTTCCAAGCAACCGTTTCAATTCATCCTGAACCGGTCAATGCCCAGCGGAAGGCGGTTGTTCTACACCAATTTGACGGTGGGCATGGAGGATTACCAAATCACCGATGATGCGGAAGAAGGCTTTGACATTAAGGTTACTGTCAGCCTGAAGCAATACCGGCACTATGGAACCAAAACGGTGAAGGTTCAACCGGCCCCAACACCCGCAGAAACCCCCACCGCCACGGTGGAACAACCCCAGCGGGAAACCAGCCAAGCGCCCCAGCAGACCACCTACACGGTGAAAAGCGGGGATTGCCTTTGGAATATCGCCAAGAAGTATTTGGGGGATGGTTCCCGTTACAATGAAATCTACAACCTGAACAAAGATAAGATTACAAACCCGAACCTGATCTATCCCGGTCAGGTTCTTACTTTGCCTTCCTGAAAGGGGTGATTCCGCTTGTCCATTGAACTTCTGATTCAGAATGGTTCAACCATCTATTATCCGGTAGTTGAAGAAGGGGTTTCTTTGACATTAGAGCGGAAAGGCACCCCCGGCAAGCTGGAATTTACCGTGATCAAAGACGGTGTTCTGAATTTTCAGGAAGGAAACCCGGTGAAGTTCACAGTGAATGGAACCACCATGTTTTATGGCTTTGTATTCACCAAGAGCCGGAAAGCAAATAGCCCCACCATTGATGTTGTGGCCTATGATCAGTTGCGATACTTGAAGAACAAGGACACCTATACAGAAGAAGGGCTGAAGGCTTCTGACCTTCTGAAACGGATTGCAACAGACTTCCGTTTGAACCTTGGGAGCGTGGAAGATACAGGGTACACCATTGAAACCATTGTGGAAGAAAACAGCACCTTGTTTGACATGATTCAAAATGCCCTTGATGAAACCCTTTTGAATACCGGTCAACTGTACTGCCTGTATGATGAAGCCGGGGCGCTGACCCTGAAAAACATCAATTCCATGAAGCTGAATTTGCTGATTGATTCGGAAACTGGTGAAACCTTTGATTATTCTTCCAGCATTGATGATCAGACCTACAATAAAATCAAGCTGGCCTATAACAATGAGCAAACCGGCAAGCGGGAATTGTATGTGGCCCAAGACGGCGAGAAGATGAACACTTGGGGAGTTCTTCAGTATTATGAAGAACTTCAGACCGCCACGGGAGCCGCCGCAAAAGCAAACGCCCTTCTGAAACTGTACGATCAGAAAACCCGGAAGCTGACGGTGAAAAATGCCTTTGGTGATGTTCGGGTTCGGGCCGGTTCCGCTGTGGTGGTTTCGCTGGATTTGGGCGATATTATCACCAACAACTATTTGATGGTTGAAAAAGTCACCCACAATTTCAAGGGGGATGAACATTTCATGGATTTGACCTTGATCGGGGGTGAATTCATTGCCTAAACCGACAAATGCGGTGGAGTTGGTGAAAAAGGCCGCTGTGGAAGCGGTGGAAGCCGGGAAGCCGGTCAACCTTCTGTTCGGAACCGTAATTTCCGCTTCCCCGCTGAAAATCCAAGTGGATCAGAAAGCAATTTACACTGAAAAAATGTTGGTACTGACCCGCAATGTGACCGATTATGAAGTTGATATGACGGTTTCCCACCAAACTGTTGTGATCACCCACGGCCACCCGGTAACAGACACTTACACCGGGGGCGGCACCGCTGAAGATATTGACCACAACCACCCCATTCAGGGGCGGAAGAAGTTCAAGGTTCACAACGCTCTTGTGGTGGGGGATTGGGTGGTTCTGGCCCGGATTCAGAAGGGCAAAAAATTTGTGGTGCTGGATCGGATTAAACCGAACCCGGCCTTGCAGGGGGAATGGCTATGATTCCACAAGTTCAAGACGATTTGCGGCAAGACTTCACTTTTTCGTTGCTTCCCAGCCGCACATTCAAAATGAACCATGACACCAAAACCATTACCGGCACCATTGACCAAGTGAGAGCCGTTGAACAAGCGGTTTTTCTGATCCTGAATGTGGAACGGTATGAATGGTTGATTTATTCTTGGAACTATGGTTTTGAGAAAAAGCGGCTGATTGGCAAGCCGGTTGATTACTGTATTCCTGAAATTGAACGCAGTATCAAAGAAGCCTTGCTTCAGGATGACCGGATCACCGCCGTTGATAATTTCCAATTTGAAGTGAACAAGAAAAAGGTGCTGACCACTTTTCGGGTGGTCAGCATTTTTGGCCCCATTTTTACGGAAATGGAGGTGGAAATCTGATGTATGAAGATATTACCTATGCGCTTTTGCTGAACCGGATGCTGGATCGGGCCTTGTCCATCAACAGCAATTTGGACACCCGTGAAGGTTCGCTGGTTTGGCTTGGAAATGCCCCCGCCGCCGTGGAACTGCAAAATCTGTATATCCAGCTTGACACGGTTTTGAATGAAACCTTTGCGGACACAGCAAGCCGCCCTTACCTGATCCAAAGAGCGGCGGAACGGGGCCTTTCTCCCCAACCCGCAAGCGCCGCCGTGTTGCAGTTGACCATTACCCCGGCCACTTTGCATTTGGCCTTGAACACCCGCTTTTCCATTGGGGAACTGAACTACTATGTTTCCGCTGAACGGGGTGAAGGGGTGTATGAAATCACCTGTGAAACGCCGGGTGAAGCTGGCAATGACTACGGGGCTACGGTAATTCCCATTGAATACATTGAAGGGCTTGAAACCTGTACGGTTACGGCCCTCTTGATCCCCGGTGAGGATGAAGAAGATACCGAGGTTTTCAGACAACGGTATTTTGACAGCTTGAACGCCCAAGCCTTCGGCGGCAACCGGATTGACTATATCGAAAAAGTAAATGCAATCCCCGGTGTTGGCGGTGTGAAGGTTTACCGGGCTTGGAACGGCGATATTCGTCCCGCTGAACTGGTTCCCCCGGAAGGGGTTTCAGAATGGTTGAAAACTGTTCAAGCGTCTGAAGAAATCAAGGCTTGGTTGACCAAGGTTTATGAAGCCGGGATCAATAACAAGCTGACGGTGGGCGGAACTGTGAAGCTGATTATCATTGACAGCACCTTCAGCGTACCTTCCCCAACCCTTGTGGAACAGGTACAGACCGCCGTTGACCCCCTTCAGAACGCCGGGGAAGGCTTGGGAACCGCCCCCATCGGCCATGTGGTGAAGGTGGAAGGCGTGAAAAGTGAAACTGTGAACCTGTCCTTCACCCTGACCTATCAACAGGGGTGGGGTTGGGAAGATGTTCAATCCTATGTTGAACAGACCATTGAAGCCTATTTTGAAGAACTGTCCGAAACATGGGCGGATCAGGAACAGGCCCTTGTGGTTCGTGTCAGCCAAATTGAAAGCCGCCTGTTGGGTGTAAGCGGAATTTTGGATATTGCTGATACCAAAATCAATGGCCTTGCGGCCAACTACACCTTGAACCTTGATTATATCCCGGTTCTTGGTGAGATTACCCCAGCAACCGGCACCCAAAGCCTATAAGGGAAGGTGATTGAATGGATCGTAAACTAATCAATTACCTTCCCTATGTTGTCCGGGACTATGCGGAATTTCAGGGGATCACCGGAGCCGAACAACCGGAGTTTGAAACCGCTTGGGCGGCGGCGGATGATCTTCTTGCAAACCAGTTCATCAAGACCGCTGGCAACCTTGGGTTGTCCCGGTGGGAAAAAATCTTGGGTATCACCCCCAAGGGAACAGATACCTTGGATGATCGGCGGTTCCGTGTATTGGCCCGGTTGAATGAAGAACTTCCGTACACCTTGCCCCAGCTTCGGGTGATCTTGGAAAACCTTTGTGGCCCCAGTAATTCTTCGGCGGAAGTCACAGATTACACCCTTCTTGTGAAGGTTGGCGTGGCCGCAAAGAAGAACTTTGAAGATGTTCAAAACCTTCTTGAACGGGTTGCCCCGGTCAATCTGGTTTTGGAAGTTCAACAGTTGTTCAACATCCATGAAACCCTGAAGGGCTTCACCCATGCCCAGCTTGCTTGGTACACCCATTATGAAGTAAGAACGGAAGAACTTCAGGCCCATGTTCCCACCCCGTATGGTGATCTTCTGCCTTTGACCCACGGCCAACTTGCAGGGATTTCCAATAAATCTATCAGAAAGGAAATGAAAGATGGCTGAATACACCACCAATTATGATTTGGTCAAACCGGCCCAAGAAGATTTCTACAATGTGGATGATCAGAACCGCAACATGGACAAGATTGATGCGGCCCTGAAAGCCCATGATGATGCTTTGTCCGGGAAAGCCGATCTTGGAGAGGATGGCAAGGTAAAGCCTGAACAGCTTCCCGATTCCACCTTTGACCCCACCCAAGATATTGAAGATGCCATTAACGAACACAACACCAGTGACAGCGCCCACGCCGATATTCGGGAAGATGTGGCGGCGGCTTTGGAAGCGTCCCAAAATGCCCAAGATGCGGCAGATGCGGCCTTGGAAGCCGTGTCCGAGTTCGTCTATACCATTGATGTTGTTCCCACCCAAAATGGCACCTTGACCTATAACGGACAATCCCAGACCCCTTCTTGGAACAGCTACAACCCCGACACGCTGACCCTTGGCGGTGTAACCACCGGCACCAATGCGGGAACCTATACGGCAACCTTCACGCCGAAAGACCCCTACAAGTGGACGGATGGCACCACCACGGCCAAACAGGTTCAATGGACGATCAACAAAGCCACGGTTGCGCCCCCCACCCAAAGCGGAAGCCTTACTTATACCGGATCGGCCCAAAGCCCTTCTTGGAATGGTTATGATACTTCCAAATTGACCCTTGGCGGCACTACCAGTGGCACCAATGCGGGAAGCTACAACGCCACTTTCACGCCCACGGAAAATTACCGGTGGAGTGATGGCACCACCGGAGCCAAAACGGTTGCTTGGACGATTGGGAAGGCCGCTGGAAGCCTTTCTTTGAGTAAAAGCAGTTTGGCCCTGACCGCTTCTAAAATGGCTGATACCTTCACGGTGACACGGGCTGGGGATGGTACTATTACTGCTCAATCTAACAACACCGGGGTTGCTACGGTCAATGTGAACGGCACCACGGTAACGGTGAACGCCGTGGGCAAGGGCAACGCCACAATCACTGTGAGCGTGGCAGAAGGCACCAACTACACGGCCCCGTCCAATAAGACTTGTTCCGTGTCTGTGACCCTTCCCACCACAACCTTGAATGACAATGATTGGGACACGATCAGCGAGGCAAGCGCCGCAGGGACAGCGGATGATTATTGGGCCGTGGGTGATACCAAGTCCATTGTGATCAACGGCAATGTGGTTGGGTTCGGGATCACCAATCTGACGGTGAATGTTTTCATCTTGGGCTTCAACCACAATGCTTCCCGTGAAGGCAGTAACCGCATTCACTTCCAAATTGGCAAGATCGGAGCCACCCCGGTTGCTTTGTGTGATAGCCAATATGGTTCTTCTGGTTCCAGCCAAGGATTCCGCATGAATACCAGCAACACGAACCAAGGCGGTTGGGCAAGTTCTTATATGCGGAATACGGTTTTGGGCAACGGCGGCACCCCTTCCAGCCCCACGGCAAACAGTCTGATGGCGGCTTTGCCTTCCGCTTTGCGAGCCGTGATGAAGGCCGTAACCAAGTACACAGACAATGTGGGCAACGATACCGGCAATGTTCAAAGCAATGTGACTTCTACCCAAGATTATCTTTTCTTGCTGGCGGAATTTGAAGTGTTCGGCACAAGGAATGGGGCCAACAGCTATGAACAGAATTACCAAGTTCAATATGCCTATTATCAGGCTGGTAATTCCCGTATTGCCTATCGTCACACAAGCACCGCTTCGGCGGTGTGGTGGTGGTTGCGTTCCCCTTATTACTACAACAACGGTACCTTCCTCGTTGTCTATACGGGCGGCTCCTACAACACCTATTACGCTCACATTTCTGGTGGCGTGCGGCCCGGCTTTGCTGTCTAATCCCCCGCAGGATTATCCCGGCCCCATCCCGCCCCCGCAAGGGGGCGGAACAGCCGGGGTGAAGATAGCAAAATAATTCGGGCGCGTAAGCGCCCGACGTAATTTTTGAAAATTGGCTTTTTCCCGTTTCTGTGCTATACTAATCAGGATGGCCCGGAAAGGGGTGAACCAATGTCTGTACTGAAGCAGAAACGAACAACCAGCAAGGCGGAGTTCATCAACACCGCCAATCAAATCTATGTGGAAACCATCAATTTTCTAACCCGTCTTTCCGCCCGATATTCCCGGCTTGTAGCGGAACCCATTGCAAAGCTGGCCGGTGAGATTATCGACCATGCGGAAAAGGGCAACAGCATTTTTCCTTCTGATCCCCAGCGCATAGAACTTCGGAAAGCCCACCTTCTTGAAGCAAGGGCTTCTCTGATGGCGCTTGATGTTCGGTTGACCCATGTATATCTGATTTTGAACCAAAATCCTGAAGGGGCTTTCACCAATTCCAAAGGGAACCCGGTGAAGGGGCAGGACGCAACAGAAAAATTGGATAAGATGGCACAAAGCCTTGGTGAGTTGATCGACAAGGAAAATGAACTTCTGAAAGGGGCTATCAAAAATGTAAGCGGAAAATTGAAAACTTAACTTCAAAAAAAATTAGGTGTACCTCTGATAACTCGTCCTTCGGCGGTGTGGTGGTGGTTGCGTTCCCCTAATTACAACAACAACAATAACTTCCTCATTGTCAATACGGACGGCAACTACAACAACAATAACGCTAACAATTCTGGTGGCGTGCGGCCCGGATTTTGCGATTGCGAGGTCAAATGGAGTAACAGAAACCCGGCTTTTGGATTTCAGGTGAAAGACGACCTTCGCAAAAGGAGAGGTACTTCCTTGGGTAGCCAATCCCTAAAACTGCCCTTTGATGCCCTTACACGGACGCTTCTTGCATGGTGGGTGATTGTGCCTTAACCCATTTCATGTGCAAGGGCAAAGCAAGTTAGACGGCACCCAACAAGATATTTGTACGGAGGGCGAATACTTTTTTGTATGACAAGCCAAGAACGGCATGAAGCGAGATACCAGCGCCGCAAAGCCAAGCGGCAAGAAAGAAAACAGGCCCGGTGTGATGCACTTGGGCCAATGAACAAAGTATTCAGTTATCGCAAAATGTTCTTCTATGGCCGGAAATGCTGTAACGGGGTACGGTGGAAACAAAGTGTTCAGAACTTTGAAATTCACCTGTTTTCCGGGACAGCAAGACGGCGGAAGAAGGTTTTGGATCAGGCGTGGAACCCTATGAAGTGTACTCATTTCACTTTAAGAGAGCGTGGGAAAGTACGCCCCATAGATGCGCCACACATTACTGACCGACAAATCCACAAAACCCATTGTAATGAAGTTCTGATTCCCCTTTACAACCCCGGCATGATCTATGACAACGGGGCAAGCCAAAGGGGAAAGGGCCTTCACTGGCATTTTCGCCGCATAAAAGATCAGCTTCATTGGCATTTCCGGCGCTATGGCCGGGAAGGTGCGGTTCTGCTATTGGATTTGAAGGGGTTCTTCCCTAATGCGCCCCATGCGCTTCTGTATCAGCGGCACCAAGAACTGATCTTAAACCCTGACCTTCGGGCGCTTGCTGATATGGTGATCCAAACTTCCCCTTGCCCGACATCGGGCCGGGGCTTGCCTTTGGGTGTGGAGCCGTCACAACAGGAAATGGTGGCGTTGCCAAGCGCCGTGGATAACTGGATCAAATGTCAAGCCGGGGTTCACTGTTTTGGGCATTACATGGACGATTACTATTTGATTTTGCCTGATGTGGAAGCCCTGAAGAAACTTGGGCATGAAATTGTTCGGCGGTTTGAAGCCCTTGGAATTCGAGTGAATAAACGGAAATGCAAAATCATTCCCTTGACAAAGCCCTTCAGATGGTGCAAAGCCCGGTTCACACTAACGGAAACCGGGAAGATCAAGGTGAATGGAAGCCGGGATGGTGTGAAACGGGCAAGAAGGAAACTGAAGCTGTTCCACCGAGAGTTCATAGAAGGAAAACGGCAATTCACCGATATTGAACAGTATATGGAATGCCAAAGCGCATACTACCGGAACTTCAATGATCACGGAAGATTGTTGCGGTTGCGGCGGCTTTACTATGCTATCTTTTTCGGAGGTGCTACAAAATGTTTAGAATTATCAAAGACGGGGCCGAACTTGGCTTGACGGAAAATCTGAACTACATTGTGCAGGCCGAAAATGGTTGCTATGTCCTTTGCCCGGAGCAAAATGCTTCGGGCATTGTTTTTGAAGGGACACCGTACCATTTGCTTGGCCGGGATGAAATGGAGGGCTTGGAAACCGTCAGTTTGGAAGTAACCGATGCAGGGGCAGAAATCAGCAAAGCCAATACCACCAACGGCATTGTGTTTGTGACGATGGCGGAAGCCGGAAGCATTGACCTGGTGACGGCGGCGGAACACGCTGATCTGTTCGCTGAATGGGCCTATCCTATCGCCTACATGGTGGGGCAAATCCGGCGCTATAATGGAACCCTTTACAAGTGTGTTCAGGCCCATACTTCCCAAGCCGATTGGACACCCCCCGCCGCCCCCAGCCTGTGGAGCCTGACCGCTGATCCTACCGAGGAATGGCCGGAATGGATTCAGCCCATTGGGGCGCATGATGCCTACCCCTTGGGGCCTAAAGTCAGCCATAATGAAAAGCACTGGACTTCCACCGTGGCAAACAATGTATGGGAACCCGGTGTGTATGGTTGGGAGGAAGTAACCGATGAAGCATAAAACCTATATTGCCCGGAAAAGGGCAAGGTTCAAAGCCGGTTGCGGTGAAAATGTCAATATTCCTTATGGAACCGCCTTGACTGTTCAGGGCGGTTTTCTTGTGTGGAAAAACAAGCTGATGTGTGCGGACACCAGCCAAATTGCCTATGACTACTTCAGCCACAATGATGATGGCCGGGGCAAAGAGCGTGGGGAACTGGTTTCCGCTATCCTGTTGCGGTTGGAGAAGAACCCCAACAAGCCTGATCCCGCCTACCAAGAACGCTGGAACCGGATTTGGGAAGATCCCTTCTGTCAGAGGTTCAAAAGGCCGGAGCATGAAGATCACTGGATTTGGAACTATGACTTCTACAACGCCCAAGTGGAAGATTTGCAATATATCTTCCGCCTGATCAGCGCCTAAAGGCGGGAAGGGGTGGTTCAATGACGGTTTATCAATGGTTGTGCCTGATCGGGGTTCCGGCCCTGATTGCGGGAGTATTCAAATACCTTCACGGGCTGATCAAGCGCAACATGGAGGATTCCAAAGCCCTGAAAGCTGGAATTCAGGCGCTTTTGAGAAGCCAAATGATCAGTGACTTTAACAAGTACACTGAAAAAGGCTTTGCCCCAATCTATGCAAGAGAAAGTTTTGAAAACTGCTGGAAGCAATATCATTCGTTGGGGGTGAACGGGGTAATGGACGATCTTCACAAGAAATTCTTGGAGTTGCCCACGGAAGCCCCGGATGAATGAGCCGTGTAAAGAAGAAACCGAAAAAGGAATTTTCCAAAGTTTGGTTGGGTTGTGTGGGGGCCGTCACGCTGGTTGTGACGGCCTTCACTCTTGCTATCGTTTGGAAAACGGGGGACACTTCACCCCTTGCGTATCTGATCCCGGCCATATTCGCTGAACTGGCAACGGCAACCGGTTTTTACTATTCCAAGGCCAAGGCTGAAAACCGGATCAAGTTGCGGAAGCAATACGGCCCGGAAGTCTACAACGATACCAAGGAACTGTGACCCCCGGCCAAAAATACAAAATCAGAAAGGAAGAAAAACATGAACGCTGAACAGATTATTTCCCTGATTGTTGCCATTCTTGCTGGCCTGTCCACCTGTATTCCCTTGGCCTATAAGCTGGTGCAGTATGTTCAGAAGGCCACGCAGGAAAAGAATTGGGCCGCCCTGTTGGGCTTGGTGATGGATTTGATGGAGGAAGCGGAACAGAAGTTTGCCGATGGCGCAACCCGGAAGGAATGGGTAATGGCTATGGTTCAGACTTCCGCCGAATATATCAACTATCCTGTGGACACTGAAGCCCTTGGCAACCTGATTGATTCCCTGTGTGATATGACCAAGGTTGTGAACTATCAGGAAATCCCCGCCCTTGAACCCGAACAGGAGGGAACCGAAAATGAGCAACAGTAAACTTGTCACCGTTACCCAAATTTCCCCGAACAAGAACAGCCCCCGGAACCATGCCATTGACCGGATCACCATTCACTGTTTTGTTGGTCAGGTTACGGCAAAGCGGGGGTGTGAAGTGTTCCAGCCCACCAGCAAGCAAGCGTCTTGCAACTATGTTGTGGGGTATGATGGTTCCATTGGCCTGTGTGTGTCTGAAAGTGACCGTTCTTGGTGCAGTTCCAACAGCGGCAATGACCATAGGGCCGTGACCATTGAAACGGCAAGTGAAACCGTCCACCCCTACAAGGTAACAGATAAGGCATACAACGCCCTTCTTGACCTTGTGACCGATATTTGCAAGCGCAACGGGAAAACTAAAATCCTGTGGTTCGGGGATAAGAACAAGACCCTTGCCTATACCCCCAAGGCAAATGAAATGGTTATGACAGTTCACCGGTGGTTTGCTAATAAGGCTTGCCCCGGTGATTATCTTTATAACCTTCATGGGGATATTGCCGCAGAAGTCAACAGGCGGCTTTCTGGCGGGGGTTTCGGGGAAGGTAATGAAACTACTACCCCCAACACCCAAAAGCCCGCCACGGACGGCGCAGGGGCCACGGTGGAGCCGTATTTGGTGCGTGTGACCATTTCTGATCTGTATATCCGAAAAGGCCCCGGCACCAACTATGGGAAGAATGGCTTCATCAAGCCCGGTGTTTATACCATTGTGGCGGAGAGCAACGGAACCGGCGCTTCCAAGTGGGGCAAGCTGAAATCCGGGGCCGGTTGGATTTCTCTTGACTACGCAAAACCCCTGTGATACCGTGTTATTAGTTTGTTACTACCGGCCCCGATTTGACCCACTTTCAATGGGCTGAAATGTTCAATATTAGGGCGCTTCGGAGCGTTGCAGAGCATACAAATTCATGGTACAATAAAAACGGAAGAAGCGGGAACCCTTGATTTTTCAGGGGTTCCCGCCTTTTTTGTTACTACCGTGTTAATAGTTCAGTGTTCAGCGGCCTATAATGTTCACCGGATTGAACCCTATTTGATAAGTTCCACCGTGGCCTTCAGTTCATCCAATGTCTTGTGATTATAGACCCGGTTCCCTGTGTCCTTGGACACATGACCCATGAGAAGATCAATACACTTCCGGTTTGCCCCGGCGCTGTCCAGTTGGGTTTCAAAGGTGTGGCGGCATTCATGCGGGGTGTGTTTCATTTCAAGAGCCTTCATAATGTCCGCCCAAAAAATCCGGTATTGGGTTTGGTTGCAAACCCGCCCATTGTAGCTGATCAGCCGGGGGCCACCTTCGGCAAGACGGGCTTCAACCAAGGGCCGGATTTTAGAATGGATGGGAACCACCCGATCTTTCCCCGCCTTGGTTTTGGTTCCGCCCTTCATCGTCCCGGCCTGAAGGTTTATATCTTCCGGCTTCAAATTCAGAAGTTCGCTGATCCGCCACCCGGAATAAAGCAGGATCAGAACCGTGTCAACCCAAGGTTCTTTCTGATGTTCCCAAACCTTCTTGATTTCTTCCTTACTGAAGGGAAGGCGGGTGGTTGGTGGGATGGGATCAGAAGTCAGCAAGTCAGAAAAACACCGGTTGATTATGTCCATTTCAAGGGCGAACCGGTCAAGATGGCCCCAAAGGTTTTTAATTGCCGCTTGGGTACTATACCCCTTCCCGCAACCGTCAATGGTTTCTTGCATTTGGTATGACCGGATTTGCTTATAGGGTTTTTCCCATAACGCTGAACAATGTTTGAACGCTGAACACAAAGATGAACGGTTGGATTCCCCCAGCTTGGGGGCCTTCTTTTCTTTCCAAAGTTCAAACAGTTCCTTCATGGTGATCTTGGCCCGGTCAACATCCCAAGGATCACGGTTGTATTCCGCCAAGAGCATATTCCCGGCTTCACGGGTTTCTGTGTAGCCCACAATATCATAGATGGGATGGCCCTTGTCATTCCACCCAATGACCTTCTTAACTATGTATGGGCGGCGGCGATTGCCTGACAGCTTCGCAACTGTCCCATACCCATTAGGATTCCGCATTATATCACCTGTCCTTTCGTGGAAAATGGGTATAGCAAAGCCAACCCCAGTGTGATATAATGTTCAATGGAGGTTGAAACATTAACTTCAAAAGGGGTTTGTTTCGCCTGACCGCTTCCGGTGTGCCACCACCGGGGGCGGTCTTTTTTTTTATCTATCTTGAAAGATGTTGAAGTTTGGAAAAGCCTTGTCAGACCTTGGCTTTCCATGAAATCCTTCAACATTCAAGATCGGGCATATACTTAAAAGATATAAATAAAAAAATATATAGTAAAGAAGAAAATATCAGCAATAGGGATTTGATCTTGAATGTTGAAGGATTTACTTTTCATCAAGAATGTTGTTCAGAAATTCAGTTGCTTTGAACGGCGGGTTGCTGATGGAAAGTGTGGTTTTCAGCCCATTCAAGTTCAAGTCAATATAAAGGACTGGAACCCCACCTTTCTTCACGGTTTCTTGCTTGGCTGTGGAAGCGCCCACAATGGCCCCAGCAAGGCCAAAGGTTGCCCCGCCAACAACCGCCCTTGTGATCCCGCCTTTGGTTTTAGTGATCGTCTTTTCCCCAACTTTTTCAATGCGGTATTCTTCCAATTCAGAGAAATTGAACACTATCGAATTGGGGGCCAACTTCTTCTGATTGGAAATGCAAGCCATTTCGTGTTCCGTATCAATGAAGATATACCCGCACCCCAAGTTCGTTACTGTCATGTTTGGGGTGAAGGTTTGCAGACGGATATTATTTTCATTCCAAGCCGCTTTCACCTTGGCAACTGTTGTCATAGGGGAATTGGTACAGATGGTATTGCAAAGCCCACAAATACCACCGTCACTGATCTGAATAGGCTTCACATGAAGTTTCAGCCCGCAACAGTCACACACATTTTTCTTTCCGAACATGAAGATCACCCCTTATTTAACATCACTTTGGAAAGCAACCGCTTTCCCCAAAATCCTGATATGGTTCAGTTCTTCCCCCGCAAAGCGCATGGTTTTGTATTGGGGGTTTTCTGCAAAAAGCTGAAGAATGCTGTTTTCCTGATCATAATAGACCCGCTTCAGGGTTGCTTCATCATCAATCAGAACGGCGGCAATTTCCCCATCATCCACCATTTCCTGTTTGTGAATGAATACAATATCACCATCCTGAATTCTGGCCCCAATCATGCTATCCCCTTTTGCCCTTAAACAGAAGTCAGCCTTTATATTGGCCCCGGCTTCCACATAGGCTTCAAACTGTTCATCAGCAAAAATTGGTTTCCCACAAGCGATATTCCCAAGTAGCGGAATTTTCTGAACAGTGATTGGAAAGAGATTGTCAAAGAACTTCAGCTTTTCTTCATCAAATTTCTGATCGGGTTCATCCCACCCCATAATATAAGAAGGGGTGGTTTCTAATGCGTCGGCAATAGCCTTGATCTTGGATTGTGTTAAATTTCGCTGATCAAGTTCAATCTTATTTATTGAAGAACGGGACTTGTAACCAAGTCTTTTTCCAAGTTCATCTTGTGATAAACCCAGTTCTTCACGGCGATTTCTGATACGGCTTCCTATTGTGGACAAGGATAAGACCCCCTTTCTGTTACTAATTATACGGCGCTGTTGGCTACCTGTCAACATATTTTTAGATTTTTCAAAAAAGGTGTTGACAATTTGCCGCCAAGGTGCTATTCTATGAGTGTAGACAAGATGCCTACTAAATCACGAATGGAGGTGAAAGGCTTATGACCAATACAAAGCTGTTGCGTGAAAAGATTGATCAGTCTGGTTACAAACTTCAGTTCATTGCCAAGAAGATCGGAATTACTTATCAGGGGCTTTTGAACAAGATCAATAATCGGAGCGAGTTCAGGGCCAATGAAATTCAAGCGTTGTATGATCTTCTTGGGCTGACCGAGGAAGAAAGGGTTGCTATTTTTTTCGCCTGTTAAGTAGGCAAATAGCCTACAATCCGAATAGGAGGAACGAACCATGAATGAAGTAAGCCTGAAGCCGGTGATTGCAGAACTTGAAGATTTGTTTTCAAAATTCAACGCCCGCTTCTTCGCTGGCAATCTGGAAAAGCCCGTGATCACCGTTTCCCCGGATCATACCCGTGGGGCCTATGGATGGTGTACCGGCTGGAAGGCTTGGAAGGCTGGCGAGGATGAAGGCCACTATGAAATCAATCTGTGTGCCGAATACCTGAACCGGCCCTTTGAAGAAACCTGTGGGACTTTGCTTCACGAAATGGTTCATCTTCAGAACCTTCAGGATGGAGTTCAGGACACTTCCCGTTCTGGCACCTATCACAACAAGAAATTCAAGGAAACCGCTGAAGCCCACGGCCTGACGGTGGAGAAAGGTGAAAAGTACGGTTGGCACAAAACCACCTTGAACCCGGAAGCCCTTGAATTTGTTCAGGGCCTTGGTAAAGAAGGATTTGCCCTTGTTCGGCCCCGGCCCATTGGTCTGAAGGGTTCCAGCAAGAGCGGTTCCAGTTCCCGGAAGTATGTTTGCCCCTGTTGCGGGGCTATTATCCGGGCCACTAAAGAAGTTCGTGTGATCTGTGCTGACTGTGACTGTGAATTTCAGGAGGAATGTTGAAATGAGTGTGAAACTGACCAAGCGGGCGGCTTGGGAATTGATCAGCCGAATTCACCCCCGGCTGAACATCAAGAAGGAACCCACCCCGCCTGATGTGGCAATCTTCAAGGCTTCCACCGGCCCGGAGGGGCTGGAAATCCGGTGTGAAAATGACTGGTTCAACCGCAATGGCCGGATCAAGCTGACCATTTGCAATGTGGATGGCGGAACCCCTATTATCCGCTATTACCACCCCGACACTTTGAACCGGGATTATGTGGCGGAACAGGCCGAAAAGGAAGATGAAGCCAAGCAAGCCCGGAAGGAATGGGTTCAGACCCTTGGCCCGGAACTGGCCCACAAGCTGGTTGATCAGTATTGGGGATAAATGATAGGAGGTTATAAGCGTGAACACCTTTGTAGAGCGTTTGAAATACGCAATGGAACAGGCCGACATGAGCCAATCCGCCCTTTCCGAGAAGGCCGGGGCTTCCAAGGCCGCAATTAGTCAGTATCTTTCCGGGAAGAACACCCCCGGTGTGAACAAGATCAAGGCGCTGGCTGATGCCACTGGTGTTTCCTTTGATTTTCTGATGGGCTATGGAGCCGCCCCAGTGAAGGATGCCCCGCCCCCGATTAAGAAGATCAGCGTGAAGGAAGCGGCCCGGTGTATGGGGAAATCTGATCAGTTTGTGCGGATCGGCCTTCAGCGTGGGCTTCTCCCCTTCGGAAATGCGGTTCCCGGAACCGGGAATAACTGGAATTACTATATTAACCCCACCAAGTTCAAGGAGTATGTGGGCGCTGAAGTGTTCAACAACTTCTTTGGCTTGATTGCCTGACGATTGGGGGGGGGGAATGAGTGAAACCGGCAAAGAATGAAGTGGGCGGCGGTGTGCGGTTGCCTAAATCGTTCTATGAACGCCCCCTAACCCCGAAAGAAGCCCAATTTGCCACGGATAACATCAGTATTGTTTGGTGGTACTTGGATCAACAGGGCCTTGACCGGGCGGAATGGTTTGATGTGGTGATCTTCCGGTATCTGATCAGTGTGAAACGGTGGTTTGCCCTTCCTGATCTTCAGAAAGTGAAGTTTGTAACCGTGGCCTGTAATGCC